TGCATCCAGATTTGGTATGCCGCCACCTGTCAATGTTGATTGTCCAGTTGACTTAGGACCATCTAATCCGCCCGAGTACTGCATTGAGCTACCTGTTTCTGTATTGGTTGGATAGTCAGGCTCATTCATAGACACTTCGTCCATTTGCTGATCGCCACATGAATCGTCAGGAGTGCCGCCGCCGTAGCCTTCATCATTGCCGCCGCCTAGGCCTGCTGACTTCAACAATGTTGCCAACTTCAGTGCATCTTCATCACTGGCAGTGATAGTCAAGCTCTTGCCACCTTCAGTACTGTCGCTCATGTTGATGCTCATTGACTCATCAAGTTGGCTCATTGATTCTGTGATAGCGTTTTCAAGATCGCGATTCAATGAATCATAAATGCCTTGGCCATAGCCAAAGCCACTTGATGCAGTAGGAGTTCCTGTTCCGCCTGCTTCTTCAGTCTTTTCTTTCTTCTTAGGCTTTTTTTCAGCAGCCTCAACGTCTTTTGTGAACTTCTTGCCAGCTTGTTCAGCATGATCGTCACGATCGGCTGTGCTTTCTTTCTCTGCAGACTTAGAAACTTTGTAACCAGCTTTCTTCAACAGCGCCATGGCTGCTTTTAAATCGCCAGAGTCATTGTTGGTTGGATCAGTATCGCCTTCTCGAGTCATTAACTTAGACTTACCGCTTGGACCTTTGGCTCCAATGCTCTTGCCTGCGCCTTTACCTTTTGGACGGCCACGACCACGTTTTTCATGCTGGTTGCCTTCGTCATCAGTATCGCTGCCAACTGACATGCCTTGGTCGTCAGTGCGACGTGTTACCTTACGACCAGTGGCAGTATGCTTGATGTCGTGCTTGGAACCGTGCTCTACATCACCCACACGTGGAGTATCTTTGCGAGGCTTCTTGTAGTTTGTAAACGGGTTGTTATCATCTTCTTCAGCAGTTTTTTGTTTGCCACCTTTGCGTAACATAGCAAAGTCATTGGCATCTAGTTTGCCGTTGTCGTTTTTATCCAGTGTCTTTTGGCGGCCACTCAGTGCTGACTTCATGGCTTCGGCAGCCACGTCACCTAGCATTTCATCAACTTCTTTCTTGGCGCCAGCAATCTTGTCGGCAAAAGTAATCTTGTCTTTTGGTGGTGCCAAGGCAGCAAAACTTTTGGCCTTGGCAGGATTCATTTTTTCTTTGATAGGATGTTCTTTACCCAGACGTTGTTGAGCACGTTTTAATCCTTCAGGACTTGTGGGGCTCTGTGTGCGCTCTTTTTCTAGATCTTGCAGGGTCATTCTATTGCCTGGGCGATTAACAGCAGGGATCTGACTCTTGTCTGGGCCTGCTTGATAAGCACCTTCGTCTACTTCTGTGTTGTCATATTTGTCGTACTTGGCACGAACAGGATCCAGCGCCTTGCCTTCGCGGCCAGCTTTGGCCAAGGCTTCCATGCCTTGTTTGCCATACTTTTCATAGCCCTTGGCAGCACGACTCATGTCACGCTCGTTAAGTTGTTTTGTTTCTGGTGCGTCGTTAACAGCAGCCAGGCGTTTGTTTAAGTCATAGAAAAATGTCATTGTATTATCCTCTTGGTTTGGCGCCAGTTGCTGGCTTGGGTTGTCTCTTGATGTTGGTCATTGGGCTGGTGGTGCCCATTGGCAAATCATTTGTAGTTTTGGCAGGTGGGGTTTTGCCGCCAGCTACTGTGAAATTAGAACGATAGGCATTCTTCAGCACCACATGGTTGTATGGGTCTGCGGAATAATCTTTCTTGAGATTCTTTTGCATTTTGTCATCTGCTGGATAGTCTGGATCATCCAACAGGTCTTTGTTTTGATCTGTAATCTTGACCGACTCTGCATCAAGACTTTCTTCGTATGGTGTGGTCATCATCACAATGCGATTTTCGTCTAGTCCCAGCAATCTAGCAATCTGTTTGATCTGTGGCTCGATAGCAGGGTACTTAAACTCTACATCAACTCTTGTGACAGACTGATTGGGGAAAGCAGGAAAGTCAGGAATCACAGCACGTACTGGTGTGCTTTTGGGAGTTGACATTTTGACAACGTCAAATTGATCAAGTTTTTCTTCAAATGATTTGAAGAAGCCTGGGGGAATATCACCTACCACTTTGATGCGGTATTGATATGTACGTTCACTTTCTGCGAGATATTTTGCAAATGGTTTCATGTCAGTATCCTATTGTATATTTATACTTTTCCGTTATTTTGGTCTTTACCCTTGAGTAAACGTTCCAATAAATCGTTGCGATTCAGCACTTGACCTTGTGCTGTGGCTAGTTGTTGTTCCTCAGGTGTCTGCTGATCCAGTCGCATTTTCTTCAACTGCAGATCAATCACCTTGAGTTTCTTGTTCATTTTGGCTGTTTTAGCAGTGATAGCATGCCCTAGCATGGTGCCTGCTACATTGAATATCTCACTGGCAAAGCGTGAGTCTACTTGCATGCCAAGATCCATGAGATCTTTGTAGCTGTCTTTGGCCAAGTCTGCAAGTTCATCCATTTCGCCATCACTGGCGTCAAGATCTCGCACTGCCGGCAATGCTGAATCAATCTTGTCAATGGCATCATCTATCACAGCCAGTTGCGCCCGTGTTTCTGCAATGGTAGGAATTTCATTTTCTGTTTCAATTTCAACAGAAGAGGGTAGGTCAAAAAGGTCTTCTAATTTCCGCGTCATGCGGATATTTATGGGTTAGTTACGACCATTGGCAAACATATCGTTTTCGGTGATTACTCTAAACGCCAGGCCTTGGCGGGCACACCACTTCTGGGCGGCTGCCCATTTGGCATAGTTAACAGCCACTACAGCACGGTCTCGACTGCTCATTTTGCTTTCAATTACACTTTGCTTCTTGGGCTTGATTTCAATCAACTCTGCTCGAACTGTGTTGTTCTTTTGACGATATGTGATCAGGAAGTCAGGCACATAGTTGCTTTTTTTACCTGTCACAGGATTCATGTAGGGAATAGCAATACTTTCGCTGGCCCACTGTAGTACATTGTCGTTGGTGTCGCAAAAACGCATGAAGCTGTGTTCCCATCCTGAGCGATATCTAGGTACACCTTTGCCCACATATTTTGCAGGGTTCAACACCACGTACTGACCTTGTGCCCAGCGACTCATTGTAGTACTAGTCTGGCCGCGTATTGATTGGGCACTGTGCTGGCGTTGATACCCAACAGTGTGGCTCTGCTACGGATTGAGTTGAGATAGTAGGCCAGGCTTGCTGTGAGATTCAATCCTGTTTGGCCTTTCATTGCGTCTAGCAATGTCAGTGCAGGCACATTGGTTTCTTCTGCTACTCTAAACAAACTCACTGTGAAGTTGCCAGCAATACGAGCTGTGGTCATTACACTGCGAAAGTACGAATACACAATATCATATTCGTCAGCAGGAACATTGACATCGTAGTTGTAAAAACTGTCAAATACTCTAACAGTTAAGTCTTTGTTGTAGTTGGTATAATTTACTGTGCTCATACACCACCGCCTGCAATTTGTCCTTGATTGATTTGATTCACTGTGGCTGTGTTACGTGCCGCTGTTGCTGTTGGGAAAAACACTCCATCAGCTTTGTTGGCCACACTGCGAATAGCCCCAGGTAATGCGCCCACAATCACTTGTGTACCAATTGCTGTGGCTTCTGATTTGACAATACTCTTGAGATTTTTGCCTTTGAATGTGTTGTAAACTGTGCTGGCTTTTTGCGCCGCGCCAAGCAAGCCCAACACAGAACCTGACTGCAAGTCGCTGGCAATGCCCCCGGCTGCATCTAACAAGCCGCCTTGGCCCAAGATTGTAGCGGTGGTACCAGGACGAGCCAATGGACTTGGTGTGGTGTCGTAGTGTGCTGGATTGGCAAAGCCTGGAGCAGACTTGTTGGGTGCGCCTTGTTTGTACTTTACAGTTTCGTAAGCAATGGTCATGGAGTGTTGCATGAGCCCGTTGCCTTGACTGTAGTCATACGTGTCATGTGCCCAATTTGAAATCAGCGGGTTGATCAAGATGTATTCAGCAAACTTGTGCTGGTAATCAAATCCAAAAATTCTAATATCTGAGAAAAACGGTGGTTTGCCAGACGAGCTTGTTGTGCCATCGTCAATTCCCTCACCAATATAACCCCAGTCGTTGACTCCGCCCATGCGGTCTTGATTGTAAATGTCTCGACCGTTGTAGCCAAATCCTTTGGTACCGTTGCCTTCGGCACCCATGCTGCCGTTGTTGTTGTTGGTAGAGCCATAGGCTTGGCTGGCGTCTTTGTAGTAGTAGCTGTAGTAGTTGTACCACATGTTACGCACTAGATCTGATCCGTCATCATGGAATGTGATGTTCACAGGATCATAGTTGATCTTGGTTTGTATCACACGTTTGCGATTGTACTGATTGAGTGTTTCTGTGGCAATAGTGTACTTGGGCAAATCAACTGTTTTGACCACCAAACTGAGATTGGCAATGTCTTGAAGACCAATTGCGCCACGTATTTTGGGAATTACTGCTGAGTTGATTGTGAATGCCACATGAAATAAAAACTTAAATCGTGGCTTGAGTTCGTATCCGTTGGGAGTAAAAACGCGATTTGCGTGATCGTAACCACGCAAACCGTCTACTGCTGTAAATCCTTTGAAGATTTGCTGGCCAAATGTTGCTAATGACATTGGTTATTAGCCAGTTTATGTAGCGGCACCAGCACCTGTAACAATGTCGCCCAGTGTTCGACCAATAGCACCACCAATACCAGCACCGTTAGATCCCGATGGGATTTGGTTAGCGTTATCATACGCGATACCCAAGTTGATTGTAACTACAGCACTTTCTGCATAGCTCAATTGGCCGTAATCTGCTGACTTCAAGTAGCAACCATACAATTCCCAAGTTTCAAGAACTGTGGGTTCAGAAGCACCGTTGCCACCGTCTAGAATTTCCAAACGTGTCAGGAACTTGTAGTCAATACCAGAACTGGCTGATGCCATTTCCAAGAAGTCCATTTGTTTTTGTAGTTGCTCGCCAACCAATTTGCTGACTGCGCCAGTGGCATCGTCGCGAACTTCGCAAGTGACGTCGGCCCAGGTAGGTTTACCAGCCAACTTCAATGTTGAGTTGTAGATTGGTATAGTAATGTCTTCAAAACTCAAATTGGGTCTAGTGAAAGTCATTACCTGCTTTGTTAATTCAGTAGTGGGTTTTTCAACGCCGAAGTTCTCAAAATACACACGGAAGCGATATTTGAGTTTGGGCATCAACAAGCCCTGATCAGCCTGGCCGCCCAGTGGAACTGACATTCTTGATAGTGATGAACTTGCCATTTTTTTGGTATCTCCTGTTACGTTTATTTACCTGAATTGGTGGGTGAAAAATCACCCACCGTTTTCATTAGGATGCTTGTCCTGAGATTTCGCCTGTGTTCTTGATACGCAATGGAATGTAGATAAACTCCACGGCTTTCACTGGTTCAATAGCAATATCCAGCCACAACTCATTGCGGTCAATACGTGCTGGAGTATTGTTACTCAAGTCACAAACCACCAAGTAGTCATAGATACCACGCTTGGCCACCAGGTCAATCATTAATGAGTTGACTGTGTTGGTGATTTCAGCACGAGTAATATCGTCATTGGGTTCAAACAAATACAGTTTGCCAATCTCTTCAAGTCTACCACGCAAGAACGCAACCAATCGTGACACGTTGATGCGATCTAATGCACTGGTAATACTTGTTGTGGTCTTGTTACCAAAGTTAACAATACCCACACCTGGAATAAAGGTAATTGGGTTGATGTCGTTTTCATACAACACATCACGTAGACCTTGTCCCATGTTCAACTGCTGGAATTCACCAGTGGCTGCATCAATATAACCAATAGCAATAGCATTGTCAACAACGCCACGACGTGTACCAGCAGGGGCTAACCATGGATAGCTCACTGCATCACTGCGGATAATAGTACGCATCATCATGTGACTTGGTGCTGTTACCACTGTGTTGCCCGACAAATCTGTGGTCTGGCAGCTGGGGTAGAATGTGCCCAGGTACTGGCTGGCAGTTACTAGTCCGTCTTCTGTTGGGAAACCTAGTCCGCCATTGTTTGTGGCCCAGGCAGCAAGATCTGTACCTGTTGCAGGCAAACGCATTGGAGTAT